AACTTAATATAGATTGACCATTTATATTTCTAGGGTTGGAAGTATTAGAAGATAAATTTTTTCCTTGTGTTTCTACATTTGTATTACTATCAATAGGCATAAAATTAAAATTAGTTTTTAAACCTAAAGAATCTGAACTTCTTCCAAATTTAGAAAGCAAGGTAGGCTCTAAAGTGTCAGGTAATATATTCCGAAAACCTTGATTTTGTGATATTCCACCTCTTTGGTCTTGTCCAATATTTAAAAATATCTGACCATCCTCAAATCTTGTATGTTCTGAAATCACCTTTTCTTTGAAATTACGATTCTTGTCGTGTATGTGTATTTCAACATAATCTTTGATGCCTTGTCCAAATGGTGGAAACAGATAACCACCATCACCCAAAACACCTAAATCTTCTAATTTAAGTTCTTGATAATCTTGGTCAGCCAGGCTGGTTAATATTCTCATAACTCAGAAAACTCCCTATCTAATACATTGTCCCAATATGGGTCGGTTAGATATTGTGTAGTTGCTAATTTTATTTTGATTATTTGGTCAGGATCTTGTAAGTTATTTCCTTCATCAAATGGGTCTTCAACTGCTATAAATACTCCTGCGTCATTTCTAAGTGGTGGAGTTTCTTCACCAATGATTTGTTGCCCGTTTTCATTGACAACTATTCCACCACTAAGTTTTCTCTTTTGTTCTAAGGTGTTAAGATAATCAGTTCTATCTTGTTCTCTTAGTTTTTGGTAGAACTCATTTTTTTGTAGTTCTTCTTTTGTTAAAGGCATATTATTTCACCACTTTGAATGAAGGTATTTCAGTATAAAAATTAATCATTTCATCTGCTGTTCCACTACCACTAACAACCTTGACCTCAACTTTATAAAACCTTTCTGCTAACAATGGTTTTAAATCGAGATTAAAATAATTACCAACTGAATCACAACTTATTTTAGAACCATTTCCGTAAGGAATTATTACATCTTCTGTAAATGCATCTTTTACTTGATAAAATATACTTCCACTTGGTAGGTATTTGGCTGTATTGTAACCAGTATCATAACCAGCAGTTGCTGAAAAAGTTTTTTCAGGATATAAAGGTCTACCTATCAATCTAAATTTAATTTTAGAATCTTCACGATATTGTTTTTTCAAACCTCTTGCATATAAAACTAAATCCTCTAAATCTTCTGATGTTAAAGCACTTAATGAACCTGTTACCCATTTCGAATCGTTCCATACAACTTCTAACTTAGGTTGATAAATCGTATGAGTCTCTCTACTAAAAAATGAGAAAGTTCCTAATGGTGTTCCACTTCCTTCAGCAGTGGTAGTATCAGAATTACCAACATTACCTTCTCTTTTAATTATGAAACCTTCGTTTTCTACCCCCCCATTAGCACTTCCACTTAATTGAAGTAAGACTAAGTTGGTTACATCCATTCTCATATCAGCAGCTTCTTGGTCGAATACCTGAGAGGCTGAGTATAATGTATTCCAATGTCCACCTGATGCGGTCATAGAACCAGTCCATTGAGTTTTCAATGTATCACTATCTCTGAAATTCCAACTCGCCCCTTCACCTATTCTTGGATTACTGTCACTTCTTCCATATCCATTTTCCCAAGACTGTGTTACTGCGTAAGCGAATAATGTTTGTGTGGATTGTATACCACGAGTGTTAGCATCAAATAAATTTAGATAAAATTTTGGGTTATTACCGAATGTTCCTGCAGAATACGAACTGGAAATATAGGTCAAATCAAATTTAATCAGTGCTCTACTGACTCCGTACAATCTATTAGCGGGACTTACATCTTTTGCTATTTCAAGTATTTCATCTAATCCAGCATTTTGACTACCACTCCTTTCATATAGAGTAGTATCTTTTGTTGCATATTCAAAATAATGAGCCATTTAAATCTCCTATAAGGTGTTACCTATTGAGTCACCGATTGCCTTTCCCTCAATATCTAACGCAGGATATTTTAGTTCAAAGATACTTGGGTCAAGTGATGGATATACAATACCATCTTTGGTAGCATAATCAATATCGTAAATGTTACCTGAGTAACCATCAGCTGACCTATATTTGTTATAGATCAAAACGGATGTTTGTTTTGGATTATCTAAGGTTGGTGGAACTATCGCACCCACTCCGTCTACTATTGATAACTCATATGCTAATTCTGCTATAATAATTGGTTGATTAATTTGCCATCTATCTATGTTAAAAAATTCCGTAACTTTATTAATACATCTCAAAGTAACCTCTTCTTTATTGAATCCAGCTCGACATATAAAGTTAAATTTTACACCAATGTTAATTATCCAAGCATTTTTTATGTTGACGGCATCGGTCATCAATCTATACTGTGAAATATATTTTTTTAAGTTTTCTTTTACAGCTAAATTTACTTGTGTTAATTTTTTATCACCTGTGTAACCTAATGTATACATATTTAGAGCTAAGGGATTAGGAACTCTTTCTGCTGACTTAGCATCTTGTGCTCTAAGTTGTGCCCTATTCCTGTCATCTATGAATAAATTAGCCTTGACTTCCTCTTGCATACTTGGTATATTCAATTGTTCATCTTGAACAATGTATGCTTTAGAAATAGCTCCAAACTTTGGAGGCATCGCGTAAGCTCGTAGTATATAATCTTCCTTAGTTACAGTCCTACCTTGAGATTGAAAATATGCTAAAGCATTTTCTTTTAATTCTTTTATACTCTCTGATGATTTACCACCCGTAGATGGAAAAGGATTATTTACTGCTATAGAATCTTTGACTGTTGTGACCAAACCTGAGTTCAAACCAGTTTCATCCAAGTTGATGGTGATGTCGCTAAACGAATTGATTCCACCAGCTACAACATTATCACCAATACCACCACCATATGTATACTTAATGGTAAGGGTGGTATTAGCAGGTGCCTGTCCATAAGCTTGAGTCTTCAAAAAATTTGTTGGGTCGAAGTATGTATCTAAATAACTTGGACTACCAGGTAATGATGAACCAACATTATTAGGATTAGGGACTATCTCTTCATCGAAATCTGACTCACCCGCACCAAATCTAACTTCTGTCCTACCATCACCCCTTATAAATGTTACAAATCTTTTACCTGTTTTTAGAAGTTTTAATAAATAAGGTGCGGTATCATTATATTGTACTAAGGTTGGGTCATTTGTTGCCGTATTTTCAACAGAATCAAAAACTGTATCTTGTGCTAAAAATGGAACTTCTCTCCAAGTATTACCATCACTATCCGTACAAGATATTATCTCCAATACATTGGTCTGTCCTAATATCACACGAGAGTATCTTTCAGCATTTCCGAATGTAAATTGTTCCTCTTTGATTTCACCACTAATACAACCAACAGATTTTTTAAGTAAATAAAAAGTTGGATTTGTTCCATCATTCTCGTATACAGAAACTTCGGTTGGGTCATAAGAACTCGAATATGAAAAATTAATCGGTTCTCTTATACGAAATGTCGTCCCACTATTCGATAGTAAAGTTGACTGAGTACCAATTGTTACGGCGTAACTATAATCAGGTCTTACTGATGTTCCACTACCCTTTGATGGTACTATTTGGAATACATCAACATTTGTAAATGACGCTGAAGAAAGTTTGGGTTTATATCCAAATGATTGTGCCATCTCAAAAAGTGTCTTTGTATCTTCAGCGTAAGCGAGTAAAGTCTCTTTGAATTGTGAGTCTAAGTAGTAACTTAAAACATCACCAACATATGATGCCATTTCTATAAACATCATACCAGGTGATGATTCATTGAAGTCATTATATGTGTTAGGATAATATTGTTTTGCGTATTCTATTAAATCCTTACGAAATGCTCCAAAGTCTTTGTTTAAGTACCTTAGTTCTCTACCAGTTGATTCTTGTGGCATTTAACTTCTCCTAATATCCACCACCTGAACCACCGCCAGAACCACCACCGCTTCCGGTATCAGAATCTCCCATCAAAAAATTCAATGTGATTGTTTCATAAGTTTCAGGTTGTATTGTTAATGCAAACTTCATTATAATATTTAATTGATTCGGTTCAATTTCATCTTGTTCCACCCTTAAATCTCTTACAGACACATGGGGTAACCACTTATTCATAGCCTCATCTATTGTAGCTCTAACTTGTTCCAAAAGATTATCACTCATGGGCTCGAACAATACTTGTAGTAAACCACAACCAAAATCAGGCTGTCCTACTCTCTCACCTTTAGCAGTCAAAAGTAAATTCTGTATGTTACTCGTGGTCTGTGACAATGTATTCTGTGTACCAGGAAAAAAACCACTACCATCGGTATGATCCATTGGTAAAGATAATCCTATTTGTACATCAGGATTCAAGTCTTTTTCTAATACTGACAACTAATTTCTCCTATGGACGAAATGGTTCTTTTTTCTTATTCATGGCTTTCATCAAACCACTATAATCTCTTGTTAGTGCGTTTACAACATCTTCACCAACTTGTTCGGAACTCACACCTCTTGCTTTTAATGACTCCACAGCTCCAATTTCTCTAGCCTTTTCTTTACCTTGTGGAGTGTTTTTCATCATGGGATTTCCACCCATAAGTTCATTAACTCTATCAGATGTATATGCTCCACCACCCATTGTTGGGTATTCACCTTTATCACCTTGTGGAATGCCACCTACAGTTTCATTCAAAACCTTATTCAAAGCGTCATTCTTTGTGTATTCTTTAAACTCTTTTTTCTTAGGTTTTGGTTGTGTGTACTCTTGTTCTGCTAATTGAGTCAAAGAGGATGAGACTTCATCATTTACTACGGAACGATTTGCTAAAGCTTTCTTTCCTTCATTAATAAATATCTCATTTACCTGTTTCTTTACTTCTCTACGAACTACCTTTTCTATTATTTTGATGAGTTCTGTTTTTTTCATCATTTACTCCTACATTAAAATTGATGGTGCTAAAACACCGGGTATTACTGCTCCTGTTGTTGGGTTTATAACCGCCCCATTAAATATTGCCGTACTAAAAGTCAAATGTATGATATCAGCCAACATACCAGTACATTCCTTTATAGTACCACCATCTAATCCTTTGGCTGTCAATGGTGCAAATATCGGTGGAGTTGTCGGTACAGTTGCTCCTGTACAAGTTATTCCACCTATAGTAAATAGAGTAAAAGTAGCAATATATGTCATAATTGCTGCACCTATTAAAGCTAGTGATGGGTCTCTCAAAGTAAAACTTTGATTAATCTGACCAAATAGTACCGCTTGACCTGCCTGTGCTATAGCTGGATTTATTACGGCTCTTTGACCAATTACACTCCCATCAGGTATAGGAACTGCAGGTGGTGCTGGAATCAATGGTGGTGTACCAGCTACAACTATTGAAGCTCCTTTAGCGTAATCAACTATTGCAGTTGCCATATCTTGTGCGGCTTGTAATTGATTGGATGCATCACTATCTCTTTGTTGGAGAAATGATGATTCAAGGTTACCTTGTAAATCTGATGTGCTTAGTGCCATTATTTAGGTTTGAGTAAACAATCACAAATTTCTGCTCTCACTGCCTCAACCGTTCCCTTCCATTGTTCTATCGCTGCCACATTAGGTGGGCCACTACTAATAGGTCCTGTAGGCCCGACTGCTGTTGCTATAGCGGTTAAGTTTAAAATTTTATCACCGAGGTCTACAAGAGTATCCAACATCTTGTCAAATGTTTCAGTAAGTTTCTCACCACCCATGAGTGTTTGTTCACCCAAGTCCTCTCTTGATGAAACCTTAGCTGTTAAGTCCTCTTGTTTACCACCAACCTTTAAGTATGACTCCTTATCGGAGTACATTCCCGCACAATCTGCACAATGAACAAAAGCACCTGGCTCACTTTCCAAATGTGCGTTCTCATCAAGTTTTAAATGAGATGGTGCGTGACTTGACAACATGACTGTCTCACCCATCTGTAAACCTGAAGCTCCAGCATCTTGCATCAATACCTCAGATGGTGGAAAAGGTGCGGGGTCACCAGTATCGGGATGACCCCCTTTTGGTGCAAGTGTTTTTGCACTTGTACCTGTAATCATTTGAAATTCTTCTTCTGCGTAAATTCTAACCTTTGGTGTACTTACTGCGAATTGTTTATCAGCATCAATCGTGAATGACCACTTGGTAGACCAACCAATACCGAGAGCAGAAAAACCTAATATTTCGTTTCTTTTACTATTGAATGTAATTCTATCTGAATTAAGTATAATTTGTTCACCACCATCTTTTGGTTGTTTATTACGATGAACCTTATTCATTAACTCATGGTCTTTTGAATTACTCGGTTTCAAGTCAAGGTTAATTTTCTGTTCACCCTTTTTACCTGATGTCAAGTATAAACTTGAACCATCAAGGTTTATATCTTCTTCAACGGGTTTAAATGGTGTAGCAAACAATGTCTGCTTTACTGTGTCTTTATTAAAAATACCAGTAGAGTGTAATTGTCCTGTCCGTATCATAATATTAGGAGTATTTTGTATTCCACCTGGTCGTTCAGTTCCACCACCTTCATTTGCTTTAGGGTCATCTTTTATAGCACTTCCAAATCTTATGGATTGACCAAATCTACCCTCAAAAGTCAAATCTCCCTCGTGAGGCATTAACCTACGAATATTTGGGTCATTACCACTTTCATCATCAGGTATATCAAAATGGTCATATAAGAAATCTTCTTTTGCTTCATTTGAACTTCTCAGACCACTTGTACCAGGATAAATATTTGCATTAGGACTTTGAGGATGTAGTGATATTGGTTGATAATAAAATACTCCATTGTATTTACTTACGACCACAAGTTCACCACGAAGTGGGACATGGGTTTGATTTGCTACAAATGGTAAATAAATTTTCAAGGTGTCTATGGGTTGATTTTTTTGTGACACGACAGGTCTAGCTTTAATTGCCCCCATTAATTCCCAACTCTTGGTTCCATCTTCGTACTTGGGTAGTTTTTCAGGATTATCATAAACCACCATAACCTCGGCTAATTCAATTTCATAAAACTCATAGTCTTGAAAATTATCTTTTGCCTGACTCATTCTGTTTGCAACTGAACCTCCAGTTTGCAAACCACCAGTATCTTTATTATATGGTTTTCTTTTTCTTCCTGAATATTTTTGGTCGGAGCGTCGTCCAAAAT